TTCCTAAATAATTTATCGTAAAGAGTTATTACACATAGAATACAATAATCTATAAGTAAAATAAAATAATAAATAACTGATACATCCTGAAATAGTCATGACATACATGCTAGAATGAACTTTATTTCCCATAGAAAACATCAAATAAAAAAGATAAAAGAAAAATATTAAGAAAATAATAAATCCAATTACTGCTAAAATATAAAAATATAAGCAGTATTGTTTAGACAATGTACCAAAAACATTATTCATAATTCTACTATTTCCATTCATGTTCATGTACGACATAATATATTATATAAATATAATATTTATAATTTTTTATTAAAAAAATGCTAAAACCATTTAGGTAAAATTAATTCTCTATCAGATGTATTGGTATCAATAGGTGGAGCTATAGGTGTATACATAGTAGATACATCTGTTAAATATTTTTTATAACCTTTAGCTTCATTATAAATTTGCTTAATACAGTAATCAAGAACAATATTATTTAATTGTTGTATTTGTTGAGTAATATTATGAGGTTGATTTACGGAATGTTGTAAAAATATAGATCTCATTATAATTTTTAAAGTATCTTCATCTTGATTAGATATCAAAAAAACATTATTAGACATTTTATATACACCATTTCTTATTCCATTTTGTATGCTACAAATATTATTAGAAGAAAAAAATGCATCTGATAATGGAGTATTATTCCATAATCCTTCTGTAGGATTTCTAAATGTAGAACATTGATTTACGGGAATTTTATCATATAAATCAAACTTTTCAGATATATCAGGGGGAGAACAGTGTCTAATATTTACTCTTCCATTAGATTTTGAAGAATAATTTTGTTTCATAAAATATAATTATATAATAAATATATAATTATACAATGGCGAATTTTCAGAAGATTACCTTAATAATTGCAGGCGTTATTTTATTAATTTGCATTGTAATAATAATATTAATTTTTTTATTTCCAAATACAAAACAGGTGTGGCCTCCATTAGTTGCAAATTGTCCTGATTATTTTACAGATGTTAAAGGGGATGGTTCAGAATGCGTGAATAATTTATCATTAGGAAAATGTCCGGGTTCTTTAAATTTTACAACAACCCCATATATTGGTTCAGGAGGTAATTGCGCAAAATATAATTGGGCGAATGGTTGCGGTTTAACTTGGGATGGAATAACATATGGAGTAAAAAATCCATGTACTACTACTTCTTCTTAAGTAGATAAGTTTTTGAAGTATAAATATATAAAAGAAATTATAATATTATTATAATGGAACATATAGAGTTAAATAAAATATTGGATAGATTAAATGAAGAACAACTTATGAGACAATTATTACTTAATTTTAATAAAAATAATAAAGATTTGACAAACAAAAATAATATTTATTTATATGGTAAATCAGGAACAGGTAAAACTACTTTTGTAATGAATTTATTAAAAGAAATGGATTATGATATTGTAAAATATGATGCTGGAGATATAAGAAATAAAAATATTATTGAAAATATTACAAAACATAATATGTCTGATAAAAATATAATGAGTATGTTTCATAAAAAAATTAAAAAAATTGTGATTGTAATGGATGAAATAGATTGTATGAATAATGGAGATAAAGGAGGAATCAATTCTCTTATTAAAATTATTCGTCCAAAAAAAACAAAAAAACAAAAATTAGAAGATAATACATTAAATCCAATTATTTGTATTGGTAATTATCATATTGATAAAAAAATAAAAGAATTGATGAAAGTATGCAATGTAATAGAGTTAAAACCTCCGACAATAAAACAAATACAAACTATTATTTCTTTTATTATGCCAAATATTGAAAAGGAATTATTAATAAATATTTCAGAATTCGTTCAAAATGATTTAAAAAAGTTAGTAAATATTTATGAAATTTATAAAAAAAATTCTAACATTTTAAAAAATAATTTATTTAATAATATTTTGAAAAAGAAATCATTTAATGATGATACAAAAGAAATTACAAATTTATTATTTAAAAATAAATATTCTATAACAGAACATAATCATTTAATAAATGATACAGATAGAACTATTGTTGGATTATTATGGCATGAAAATGTTATAGATCATTTAAAAAATTCAAATTCAAAAAAAACAATTCCTTTTTATTTAAAATTATTAGAAAATATTTGTTTTTCTGATTATATTGATCGTATTACTTTTCAAAAACAAATATGGCAATTTAATGAAATGACTTCTCTCTTAAAAACATTTTATAATAATAAATTATTTCATGAAGAATTTAAAAACTCTTCATCAAATATCAAACCTCTCAAAGAAATCAGATTTACAAAAGTATTAACTAAATACTCTACTGAATATAATAATTATATATTCATACAAAATTTATGTCAATTATTAAATATGGATCAAAATGATTTATTTTATTTTTTTCTTAAATTAAAAGAAACTTACCAAGAAAGTGATATTTATTCTATTTTTGAAGATTTAGAAATATCCAAATTGGATATCAATCGTGTATTTAGATTTTTAGATAAATACATGAATGAAAATGCTGCAAATTTATCCGAAATATTTATTACCGAAGAAGAAATTATTTATGAAGAGTAATATTTGTATTAGACAAAATAAGTATTTTTATTATTTATGTTTTATAAAAAAAATTATAAATATAATAAATAATTTATTATTTATTATATATTTATTTATTTAATAACAACATCAACTCCTTCATGAACTGGAGCAGTTTGAATTGGATTTTCATTTGTATATAGATATTTATATTGATAATTTTTCATCATCTCTTTTCTTTTGTTAGCCCATCTTTTCTTATCTTCAATTGGAAGCTCCACTTGAAAATGATGTTCGTATTGTTCTGGTGTATGGTAAAATAATGTAATTGGTTCATTTTTTATTTTGTTTTCACCAGTACAAATCATAACTTTAAAATAAATATCTTCATCAAATGAACCAACTTTTTGTTGAATCAATTTCTTGTCAAATTTTCTCGGCTGACTTGAAGGCATATTTGACAAATCATAAATTGAATCAAACCGTTGATATTCTCCTGTATTCAAATTTTTTGCGAATTGATATTTTGTTCCATATTCTGCATTCAAAATAACATTTCCAACATCTCCAGAAGAATATACATGAATCGTCTTCATAACGAATCTATCTTTCTTTTCATCATATACACTCCTCTTAATTTTATGCAAATGTTTATTCTTAAACAATGTCATTTCTGCATCCTCAGACTCAGTTGATTCAGAGAAACAATCATTGATATAGTATTCATCATCGTAATATTCGGGCATTTCTGTTTGGAGTATACTATTACATATCATAAAATTTTTAAATCAATTTTTTATTAATTATATACGGTCTTCTAATACCTTAATACGCTTTTTCATTTCTACATTATCTCTCATTAATACTTGAATTAATAAATTTTTATTTTCAAGATTTTTTTCCATTTCTATAACTTTATAACTTAATGTTTCCATTTTTTGGATAATAGCATCTTGTATTATTTTATTTTTCTTTTCTTTTATTTCTGTAATTTGTTTTAATACTTCTGGTTTATTTTCTACTTTTCCTGGTTTATATTCTTCTAATAAATTATCCATTTTATTTATAAAAAAATCTTTTATATCTTCATCTTTTATAAAATCATTTATAACTTTGGAAGACATTTTCATGAAATTATTTTCTGGTTGTTTTAATAACTCTTTTTTATCAAAAGAATTATGAATATGAGAGAAAACTAATATTGTCTTTATTGGATCTAATTGAATTAATGGTATAGTATAATCTTTTAAAAAATGTTTTTCTTCTGCTAATGCAGCATCATTCATATAAGAAGTTTGATTTAATAATTCACGGCGAAATGCAAATGTTGCCGCAGTAGAATGATATTTACCATAAGGTCCAAACTGATATAATTTATCAATATGTTTAAAATAAATATACATTTCACTAGAACCAGCTATTAAAAAAGAAGGATTATTTATAAGAGTATCTACTGCATGACTTATTCTCTCTGGAGGATAAAAATCATCATCATCCATATAAATTATAATATCTCCTTTTGTTTTTTCATGCATTATATTTCTTTTCTTTCCCAAATTAAGATGTTCTTCATATTTATAATATTTGACTTGAGGTATATCTTTAACCAAGTCTTCTATTTTATCCGTTCCATCATCTATAATAATCCATTCTATTCTCTCTAATGGATATGTTTGAGAGAGAAAACATTTAATTAACATATCATAAAATGGTCTTCTATTAAATGTTGGAGTACATACACTTACAAATGGTAATTTTTTATTTTTTTTCATTATATTATATGATTAACTTAATATTTAATTACTTATTATAAATAATAAATACTTTTTCTAATTGTATCAAAGTTACTATTTTCAAAATTTATATTCTAAGTAGTAGGATTAACAGAAGAAGCAGAAGCAATAGGAGCAGAAGAAGAAGAAGCAATAGGAGCAGAAGAAGAAGAAGCAATAGGAGCAGAAGAAGAAGAAGCAATAGGAGCAGAAGAAGCAATAGGAGCAGAAGAAGCAATAGGAGCAGAAGAAGCAATAGGAGCAACATTATCAGAAGAATGGGAATTATCAAAACTAGTGTTAGGTTGTATTATTTGTCCTTCTTCCATTGGTATTGCTGTTACAGTTTCAAATATTGTATTATCTGTAGGAGTAATAATAGTATTAATTATATACTCAATTTGTTGTATATATGACATATCACTTATTGTTAATTCACAATCATTTTTCTTAAAATATGATTTATATTTATTTAAAATGGATATCGGATTTTCTTTATTAAAAAAACTAATATAGTTAATAAAAAATTCATTTTTTCTAGAAGTAATATTTTTAAATTTATTTAATAAAAAATTCGTAAAATAATTTCCTCCACCTTTTTGGGTTATTTCATCTGTAGGTGGTTGAGGTTTACATACCAACAAATTAAAAAAATAACCAAAAAAGAGTATAATTAAAAATACAACTAATACAACTATATAACTATAAACTTTATCTATTATATCCGAACTAACAAAATCAATTAAAAATATAATAATTATTAATAAGTATATATACCGTTGTTTATATATAATTCCTTTCCAAATATTTATCATAGAATAATCTTCTGTATCATTAACATAATTAGAAATATTAATTTTTTTATCATCATCTATAATCGGATTTATTATTTTTGAATCTTCTGTTGGACTTTCTGTTAAATTTTCTTGTTGTAAAATATCATTTAAAATATTTTTATCTTTATTCAAAGTATTACCTCTAAAATAATATGGTATAATAAAATATAAAAATATTACTGTATAAGTGATAAAAATTGGTACAACAAAAGAAGAAATAAAACTATATATATTTATCATCGCAAAAAATACAATAATTAATTTAAAAAATGTTCCTAATAATCTAAAAATATATAATGTACCATAAGGTATTGCACGATAAATTGGTTTATTATATGAATCATAAGTAATTTTCATTAAATTTTTAAATATTTCAATTGAATACATTATGTAATGGTAAAATTGAAAAAATAGATTATATATAAATACTACAAAAAATGTAATTGCTGTTATAAAACAAGGAACAATTATTAATAATACAAACATTAAAGTTGGATAATATATAAATAAAAATCCAAAAATTAATAATAATAATCCTTCATTTATATATTTATATAAAGCTGTATATATTAATTTATATATTACAATATTATATACAAGAGTTTTTCTTATTGTATCAATAGAAAACATAATTGGAAGGGCAAATCCTAAGTCTATAATTACCCAAAAAAAGTTAAGAATCGTCCAACTTCTGATAGAATAACTTATTAAACTATCATTATATGCATATGTACCAGGTTTATACTCAATATAATATATCCAATTAGATAAATTAATAAGTCCAAATAAATAATATAGATAATTTACATATTTTTTTTTAAAACTAACTAATCCATAACCATAAGTATGGTTTCCAGTTTCAACTGTAATATCTATATTTTCTTTATAACTATCTGGATCACAATTATTATTTATATTTGTATCAATATAGTCAAATTTAATCAAATCAAATAATGAAATATTAGAATACTCATCTTCTAGTTTAACATCTTCTGGGTTAGGTTTCTCATTTTTATAAGTCCTTTCTAAAAAAGGAGAACAATATCCTCCATCTTTTGATATAATATTGTCAAATACTCCTGAATGAAATACTTGATTATTATAAATAATAACTGAATAGATAAATAATAAAAAAATTAACAAATAACAGATATGTACGATAAAAGATACAAAAAAATTATATATAGGACTATTGTATTTAACATTTGTTTTTTTATCTAATTTTGAAACATCATTAGTATCATTTTCATTTTCACCATACATATAATTCCAAAGAATATATTATAAGTAATTGAATGAATTGTTATTATTATATATATTATTATATGGAAAAGGGATTTGCTGTTTTAATAATTTTACTTATTATCTTTTCACTTTATTATTGGAAAATAAAAGAAACTTTTACAAATAACAATAATGTAAATTTACCATTTGATACAACTATTAGTTGTCTTAATAAATGTGCACCAGGAAATAATAGTTGTTATATAACAGGAGAACAATGTATTAGAGATGGAGATTGTTATGGTTGTAAAATGTTAGATCAACCTCCTATAAAAAAACATTCTAATGTAATTGGAGATAATGATGCAGGAAAATTAACAGATAATATAACGCCAAATTATTCTATTCTGACAACAGATATTGGAACTAAAGCCGGAATATATAATTATTCTCAAATAAATAAACCTCCTCCAAAATATAATAAAGGAATAAATACATGGAGAACTTTATTTGATGAAGGAAAATTATTATATGATAAGAGATATAATCCTTCAATTATAATTGATGGAATGGAACCTTCTTATGAAGAGATTCCTACTTTAACTGGAGAATTTTCAGTAATTGGTCCAAAACCATCTAATTATTAAATATAAATATAATAATAATATATCATGGAACTTTCTCTTACAAGACATGATAATAAACCGCCAGATTCATTTATTCAATCTGTATGTAATAAATTTTCATTTTTAGTTGATTTTTTTCAACCACGAAAAAAATATCAAGAAATTTTAAAACTTTTTCCTAGAGATTCAGATACTGATTCTGATACTGATACTGATTCTAAATCTAGTAAAAATGTTAAAAGAAAATCTGGAAAAATTCTTTCTTCTAATAAAAGAAATGATAGAAAATTTGAACCGTATAGAGAAAACCCTATTATTGATACAGAAAATCCTATTATTGATACAGAAAACCCTATTATTGATATAGAAATTCCAGAAGATTTTACTATTATAAATGATTCTACAGAAAAAATAATTTTATCAAGAGATAATCACTCAATTCGTGAAAATGAAGAAATTTATAGCCAAATTTTGGAATTAGAAAAAAGACTTATACAAAGTGGAATTGATATTCCAAGACATTTAAATTTTAGAAATATGGGAGTTTTAATAAAAAAAAAAGATGGTGATCCAAATATAATTGAACTACATTTTTTAGATAATTCTAATGAATATAAAAAATTAAGTGAACTATTAACAACAGAAGATTTGTTATTGATAGAAAGTTATAAAATAGATATTGTTAAAACATTATTATTGCAAGCAAAAAAAATGGGAATAGAATTAAAATACCCTTTTTTATTATTTTCTAATGTTCCTTTTAATTATGAAGGAACAACTGCATTATATCATCATGATAATATAGTTATTACAGTAACTAATGAAAGTTTTAGTACAAATTTATTTAGAATTTTTAATTTCCCTGAAGTTAATTATAGTTTCTTTAAATATAAAAATAATTGTGTTTCTACAACTATTAGTTTTAATTATAAAGGGAAAAAAGTAGTAATTAGATTTCAAGCTTGTCCTGACACCACAATAGCAATTGATAATATATATACAATTCATAGTAAACCATACTACTGTGATATTTCTAATATAGATATATTTCCAAAAGTTAATAGAGAAATTGGAAATGAACTATTAGCACCTATTAATACATTAAGAAGTCTTAATAGAATTGGAATAAAATTTCTTACTCTGGAAGAATATGAAAAATTATCAAAAATTCCAAACTTAATAAATAGTAGTGTTGAACTTAATGAGGAAAGTTTACAACCGAGTGAAAAAAATCAAAGTATAGGTGTGGAACAATTTTTAAGAGCAAGAAATATAGGTAAAGTAGTATTTGGAGGAAGAAAAAAAAGTATTAAAAAAAGAAAAACAAAAAGAAGAAAAACAAAAAGAAAAGTAATAAGAAAATATTAATATATTATTATTATGGAAGCAATTTATGCGATTGATTCAAATTATGGATTATCAAAAGAAGGAAGTATTCCTTGGAAATCTAAAAAAGATATGATTTTTTTTAAGAATAAAACAAAATATAATATTGTAATTATGGGAAGAAATACTTATTTCTCTCTATTAAAGCCTTTAGAAAATAGATTAAATATTGTTTTAACAAAAAATCCAGATATATATTCAGATGAAATGAAAAAATATAACAATGTAATATTTACAGATAATGATAATATAGATTTATTATCTATTGAAAGAGAGAAATATCCATTTTTACAAGAAAAATATAAAATATTTATTATTGGAGGAAAACAAATTTATGAAAAATTTATTCCATTTTGTAACTATATTTGGATAACAAAATTGAAAAATAATTATTCATGTGATTTATTTATAAATTATGATTATTCAATACATTTTCAAAGAGAGATAATAGATGAAAATGAAGAATTTATAATTTATAAATATACAAATAATATATCAAAAGATAAACTATTTTAAAGAGAGAAATTTCATAATTTAAGTAGCATATAATAGACCACAGTTACCTCCAATAAAGTTAACGACATTATATCTCTCTTCATATACAATTAAGTTATAGTTATAATCATAAATTCTCCAAGTTGGTTTATTAATTCCAATAACATTACCAGATTGTGGATCACAAATAACTAAACTTTGGGCGTTTGGATCAACTGGAGGAGTAATTGTAACTGTTTCTAATTCAATATTATTAAATCTACTCATATTCATAGCTCCACTTGGTTGTAAATCAAGATTTGATGAATTTAAACAAAAATTATATAAATAAACACCATCTATGCCAGAACCGGATGCTCTTGTATATTTTTCAATATAATTATAAACTCCAGCAGGCTGTAAATTCTCTCTATAAATTCCATCTAATAATATTCCCATTGTAATTAATATATTTTTTGTATTTTCAAAGTTAGCATTTCCAGTAATCATCCAACCAGTTAAAAACCCATTTGTATTAACTCCTGGTCCAATTTCTACATTTGTTCCAGACCGATTTACAACCCAGGTTCCATTAGTAGGACCTTGAATAAGATCATTTGGTAAATAAGAATAAGGCCAATTTGTATAATTACTCCATTCATTTCTTAAATTAACATCACTTCTTTGAAAGTAAAACATCCAATCAGTAATCATTCCAATAGAATCTAAAGTGATGCGATTTGAACCGGTTACATTATAAAATATTTGTTCTCTTACTTGTTTGAATAAATATTTTTGTTCTTGTAAAGCAAATATTCTAGATTCTTCATTAGAGAGAAATCCATAAGTGCAATTTAAATGGATATCTGCATTCCATAATGTTCTGGTATCAATATAAGAAGATACACCTAATTCAACATCAGGTGGTGTTTGAAGAAAACGATAAAATTGCATGTAATATAAATTAAAATTAGGACATACATATGGAAAGTTATTAGTAATATCATATACATCTCTAATTTGCATTAATTCATAAATAGGTCTCATAGTTACATTAATATGTAATTCATTATATTGTAAAGAAATAAGAGGAAATGCCATTTGACTTTTGATATTAAACCAACTATTTAAAGGAATATATAATATTCTTCCTCTAATACTAGGTTCAGCTCCGGCATTATCAGTAGTGTAATATGCATTAGGATAAGAGTTAACACGAGTTCCAGAATTAGCAGGATCATATAATTCAGGAACATGACCGATCATTTGATAAAATAAATTTTTTTTTTCTCCAGAAAAATCTCTCAATACAGAATTTAATAAATAAGAACCAGAATATTCTTGTATAGTTTGATTACCACAAGTAATAGTAATTTTACTAATCATTTGAGCTCCAATATATTCAATCCATTTAAATTCATAAGGAACCCAATTTTGATTATTTTCATTAGTAGGAGGAACAATTGGACTCCATATATTTGGAAGTTCAACAGAGAGATAACAATCCATTAATAAATCAGCATATCTAGGTATTTTAAATGTAAAATTAGATTCTTCTGTTAAACGCAATGTTTTAGTTCCATCAAAATCAACTCTAAATTTTTGTAAACCAAAATTGGTGTATTTTGAATATGTTGATTTAAAAAATGTTTTAGACGGGTTACCATTTAAAATAATATTTTGTTGACCTTCAGAAGCTAATTGCATTAATCCACCTGGCATAATTAGTATATTATATAATATATTATTTAACTTATGAATAATTATTAATTATATTATATTAATCAATAATATAATTAATGGATCCAAAAATGATTGGAATGTTTATATTTACAGGTATTTTTATTATTGTTATTGTTGTTATATTAATAGTTAATCAATATTCATATAATACTGCAGTTGTGAATAATAATAAAATTAAAAGTTTAACATATCAACCGATACAATATAGCCAAGATATGACAATAATACAAGATCCATCATGTGTTATTATAGAATCATCTCCCGTAAATGATAATACTTGTGAAAAAAAAGGATTATATAAAATTCGTGATTATTATGTATTATCTTCTTATAATTCATGTAATACAAGCACAGAATTACAACATAATACAATTTCATTAAATGCATTAAAATATGTAATAGGACAAGGTGTAAGATTATTAGACTTTGAAGTTTATTCTTTAGAAAATAAACCAGTTGTGTCTACATCAAATAATCCTGATAATTATTACATGTTTCAATCAAGTAATTATGTAAATTTTAATGATGCATTTGAAACTATAATAAATAATGCTTTTAATATTTCTACATGTCCGAATCCATCAGATCCATTATTCGTCCATTTAAGAGTAAAAAGTAATAATGATAAAATGTTAAATAATTTAGCTACAATATTTGAAACATATGAAGGTTCAACTAATTATATATTGGGTACAAAATATAGTTTTGAAAAAACAACATGTAATTCTAATATAACAATAAATAATAGTGAGAATGCTAATTCAAATTGTAATACTAATAATATTACAGAAGAACCATTATATTATTTTCAAAATAAAATAATAATAATTTTAGATAGAAGTAATACAACTGCTTTAGATTGTGCTAATTTAATGGAATATGTAAATTTAACAAGTAATTCTTTATATTGTCGTTTAATTAATAATTTTACTATGGTAAATTCTCAAGATCAACAAGAATTATTAGAATTTAATAAAAGAACAGTAACTATTGTTACTCCTGATATTGGAATAAATAAAAATAATCCAGATGTTAATAAATCTAAGTTATTAGGAATACAATTTAATGCAAATAATTTTTATCAAAAAGATAATTCTCTAAATAATTCAATAAATATGTTTAATAATGCTGGATGTGCTTTTATTTTAAAACCAGCTGAAATGAGATATTATCCTATAAAAGTTACAATACCTCCTCCAAATCCACCTGGATACTCTTTTAATTCAAGGCCAATTAAAACAAAATTTATGGAATTGTCAATATAATATTACTTTATATTATGAATAAATATAAATGTGATAAAAAATTTACATTAGAAGAATGTGAATTAACTATTTTAAGATTAGCTGTTGATAAAGCAGAAAAAAATATTAAGACAAATATAATAAACTCTCCTAATATTCAAAAAATTCTTCTTATTGTTGAAACATTTTTAAAAGATAAACAATTAATTGTTTATGGAGGAACTGCTATTAATTCTATTCTTCCAATAGAAGATCAGTTTTATAATAAAAATACAGACTTACCTGATTATGATATTTATTCTTATAATGCTTTTGATGATTCAAAAGAATTAGCAAATTTATATTATACAAATGGATTTACAGAAGTAGAAGCTAAAACTGGTATTCATTGTGGAACATATAAAATATTTGTTAACTTTATACCTATTGCAGATATTACATTTTTAAATAAAAATATTTTTAATTCTATTAAACAAGATTGTATTATAAAAAATGATATATTGTATGCTCCTCCTAATTTTTTAAGAATGTCATTATATTTAGAATTATCTAGACCAGAAGGTGATGTAAGTCGTTGGGAAAAAATTCTAAAAAGAATTACATTATTAAATAAAAATTTTCCTTTAAAAGCATCTAATTGTAAACAAATTGATTTTCAAAGAAAATCAGATACTTTGGATAATATAGATACAATTTATTATGATATAAAAAATGCACTTATTTCAGAAAAAGTTGTATTTTTTGGAGGTTATGCTATTTCTCTCTATTCTCAATATATGCCTTACAATTTAAAACATAAATTTAAAAAATATCCTGATTTTGATGTGTTATCTATTCATCCTCAAAAAACAGCAGAAAATATTGTAAAACAATTAGAAAGTAAAGGAATCAAAAAAATATCTATTGTTAAAAAAACAGGAGTTGGAGAGATTATTTCAGAACACTATGAAATAATCATTAATAAAGATACTGTTGCATTTATATATAAACCTCTAGCTTGTCATAGTTATAATGTCATTCATATTGATAATAAAAATGTTAGAATCGCAACTATAGATACAATGTTAAGTTTTTATTTGGCTTTTTTATATGCAAATAGAGAGTATTATGATACAAATAGAATTTTATGTATGTCTCAATATTTATTCAAAGTTCAACAACAAAATAGATTAGAACAAAAAGGATTATTAAAAAGATTTAGTATTCATTGTTACGGTCATCAAGAAACATTAGAAGAAATTAGAGCTAAAAAAACAAAAAAATTTATGAATTTAAAGAAAAAGAAAAATTCAAAAGAATATGAAAAGAATTTTTTGAGATATCGACCAGTTGATATAGCAAAGAAAAATTTGGATTTAGAAAATTTAATCAAAATTCCTACAATAAAAACAAAGTCTTCAAAGAGAGAAAATAGTATTCCTACAATGAAAAATACTAAAAGCATTTCTACAAGAAAAAATAGTAAAAGCATTTCTACAAGAAAAAATAGTAAAAGTAAATTATATAGTAAATAAAAATATTATTTTATGAATTTATAATATCGTTTTTTTGTTTTTTTTATTTTTAAATTTTGTTTTTTATTTTTTTTATTTTTAAATTTTGTTTTTAAATATTTTTTAATACCACCTGTTGTTATTTTTTGTATAAATGGTATTGTATCATTAATTATTAATGTATCATAATGTTGTAATTTTTTATAATAAGAATTCCAGTCATGAAGATCTTTGAATGTATAT